AGGTTGTTGTTTTGCTATCTCTTCTGCTTCTGCTTTTTGTTGTTCTAACTGCTCTTTTCTCATTTTTGCTTTTTCTTTTTCAACAGCTAATGCAGTAAGTTCTTGATTTGCAGTCATCATAGAATCATAGTCTTGTGATTCCATAGCAGTTTTTAATTTTTGTTTTACTTGCTCAGTTTGAGCATCTACTCTTGTTTCATATTCTTTTACAAAAGACTCATCTACTACATTTTTATCTTTTTCAGATTTGTTGTATTTTGTTTGTAAACCTTTTGCATAATCAAGAGCTGCTTTTTCTCTTCTTTCAGCTTCTCTCATTTTTCTAGTGAGCTGATTAATTCTTTTCTGAACTCCATCAGATACTTGCTCTAAATCATCTTCTTTTGCTAAAGGTAGTTCTTTTTGAACTTGAGCTTTTTCATCTTTCTTAATAGGGTCTGTGTAACCTAAATCAACTGATTCAAGTTCTGGTTTTTCTTTGTCAATAGAACTTTCTTGCTCTATTTGTATATCTTTTTCTTCAATGCCGTCTGTGTCTAATTCTACTTGTTGTTGTTCTTGTGCCATAACTACTCCTTAAAATAGTGCGAGGATGTCCTCGGGTTTCTTAATTGTTGCAATAATCTCATCATCGTTTAGTATTCTGTGTTCGCCAAATTTAGTTTTAAATCTAGCTCCTGCATATCTACCATATATAACAAACTGTCCTTCTTTACACCAAGGTCCTTCTGGAAATTTACTTTTATCTTTATAACAAAGCTCTCCCATTTTTACTACAAGACCTACAACAGTTGTCATTTCCATTGTTTCTGTTGTTTTATCTGATAACAAAATACCTCCTTCTGTTTTCTTTTCAGGAACAAAAGGTTTTAATAACATTCTATAACCAACTGGATCAGGAAGCGTATTTAAGTATGCTTCTCTTTGTTCTTTTGTTAATGGAATATTAGTTTTATGTTTAGGTTTAGATGGTAGTATTAGTTTTGGTTTCTTCTGTAGTTTTATACTCATATTTTTTCTTCCTTTTTTAGCAGGTCATTTATGTCCTGAAGCAACGACTCTAATGCGTTGATCTTACCTCTAGCATATTGCAAGTTTTCTATTGTGTCTACACCATAAATGAGGTCTTCTTTATATTTTGCAATAGAATCTTTAATTTTTGCTCTAAAAACTTGTATAGTATCTATATCGTACATTATTTTTTAGGTGCTTTTGTATCCACTTTTTTAATTTTGTCCAGGGATCGTAATCCTCCGATTCCTAGCATTCCGAGCAAAAGCGGCATCATGATCGACATGTCAGCTTGTGGAACAGTAATACCAAATCCTGCACAAATCGGAGCTACCATAAAATTTATACCAAGCGATAACGCACAAATCCATCCGCACAATGGCCTCCACGATGATTGAAACCAATTACCTTTTGCTTCTTCTGTATTTAATTTTATTTGAGCTAATGCTAATTCTTGACCGTGTTTTTCTGCCATAGTTGATATCTCATGAGCAAGTTGTGCCTGCTTATCTTTATCTCTTACAAATTTTCCTATTAGTTTAGTTGCTGGTCCTATTAGTGCAGTCAATGCCATTATTTAACTCCTATAAATTTTTTACCTTTTATTTGTATACTACTTATCCCTTTAATATCACTTTTTACACCGTTTTCTCTGTGAGGGCAACCAGTATTTATACCACCTGTTTTTAAATTTCTAGCTTTACCTATCTCATTAGACAATGCCTTAGATACATCTTCAGCACTTACATAACTTCTAGCTGTAGAGGGAATGTCTATTAAATTATTACTATCCTCAGCTTTTTTCTTTAAAAAAGCCAGTGGGTAAGACTGGTATTTATCTTTATCTATAGAATACTTAGTCAATTTATTTTTTTTACCATAAATAGTAGGGAATATAGATTTATCAGTATTTATTGTTCTTAAAGTTTCCCTATTTCTTGTTGTTTTCGTTTTAGGGTTTACTGCTCTATTGACTTCACTATATTTTTTACTTTTAATTATTTTTTTAGCTGTATCTTTTGCTATTGTTGGAACTTTTACCTCTTTTCCGTTATTCAATCCTTGAGGATTAGGTCCTCTTTTAGGTGGTGGTCCAAAACTTTTTTTATTGTACACTTCTATTGTTCCTTGCTATATCAGCACCTACCTTTGTAGCCGCTATCTTTGCTTTTGTATCTGCAACACGGATTCTTTCTGCTGCTTGGTCTTCCTGATCCTCTCTTTTCATTTTTTCAAGGTCAATTTTCTGATCAAATTCTCCCATTTTGCGCATTTCCTCCTGCTGGAACTCTTCGTTGCGTCTTTGCATGTCCATCGCACGTAAATCAAGCTCTCTTTGCTTTAATTGTACCAACTCATCACCTTTTCCAGAAATTTCTTCTGCTTTTTGTAGCTCTTGCGTTATCTCTGCTGAACGTAGTGCCACCATACTATCAAATTCTACTTGAAAAAGCTGTGGATCTTGATCTTTTAACTGCATTAAGTCTGGTCTTTCCGTTGTAATGATCGCTAACGCTTGTGCTCTTGATTTCATAGACACATGTTCAGCAACATGCGCATGTAAAAGTGCATAAACCATCGGATTTACCTGTACCATACGAGTATTTATGAACGCCATATGTGATACTATATGTGCATCATGGTTTTGTGTCGTAAAAGCTTGAGGAACTTGCATTCGTAAAGCTTCTGCATTCTCTAAAGATGGGTCTTTTGGTATTTTTGGCGGTTCTGGTCGCAAAATTTGGTCAATTTGCTTCGTGCCTAACGCTTCATAGATCCTGCGATATGCTTCACGCATATTATGTATCTTAGGATTAGACTGCGCTACCTTTAATTGTTCCATTGCAAGTGTAATTCTTTGTGTCAATGAAAAAATATTAGGATCTGCATACGGTATTACATCTATTTCAGGTGAAAAATCCGCTGCTTTAATAAATTGATTACCACCATAAGTAGCATAAGGATATACAGGAGGTAAATATTCTCCAAAAATCTCATGCATTAAATTAAATTCTGTTTTCATAGCATAATAACAACGCTTATGAATAGCACTCATGACCCGTGATCCACGTTCTAATAACGCTAATGTTGTTCCCACCGCTCTGTTTTTGGAATCTTCTCCCACAGCCATATCTGCAATCGCTGCAAATCTTTGTCCTGCTTGTACAACAAAACCTAATAAATTCATTAATGTAGCACTAGGCTCTTTGAATGGTAACATCATAAACTGATCTTTGATATTGCCTCCTGGAGCGTCAACATCTCTAAACTCTCCTGGTTGAAAAGCTTGGTCATCATCTCTTACTCGTATACCTCTTGATTTAAAACCAGCAGGTAAGTTTGATAATGTACCAGCATCTAATAATTGACGAAGTGCAACTGTTGCTGTTTTAGATAAACCACCAATCATGTGAATTAAACCAAACCCATAAAAACCCAAACCTGGTAAAAATTTATAATGTACAAAATATTCTCTTCTTCTAAACAAATCATCATCTGGTCTATAGTTACGATAGATGCTTAGTATTTTTCCAGAGCCTTCATCAATTGTTACGATATAAGGAATCTTTATTTTCTTTTCATCTTCGTTGGTTGTGTATTCATCTAAATCTAAATGCACATGCATTTCTAAAATTTGAAATTGATAATCATCTGTTTGTGATGTTCTTGTTATTCCTTCTATCTCATTATACTTATCTTGAATATCATCATTATCATCATCTGTTTTTAATAAATCTACATCTCTATAAAAACCTGCTTTTTGTTTTTTGAATATTTCGTTCTCTGTCATTTTAACAATATGTGTTATTCTTTCACATTCTGTTAAGTGTGTTGTGTAATACGGTACAATCAAATCTTCAGCTGCAACAAATTTACTAACTGCTCTTTGCAGTACTTCATCATAGTACACTTTTTTAAAAGCAGATCCTGCTAAGGGTAGATAAAATAATAACTGGTCAAAGTCTGGTGTATACTCTTCCATCTTTGTTGTTATCATATAATTCATAAATTCTTTTACACGTTGAGCCTGTGCTTGTTTTTCCATATTGGTATCACCAACCACCATAGTTTTAACTGGTCCTTCTGGTGGTAACAATTCTTTGTACGCTTGTGCTTGAAATTGTGTAACGGATTCTGATAGTAGCGGATGAGTCACTCCAGATGCTCCACGAAAAGGTTGACCCTCTTCACTATATTTAAAACCCAGTAAATCTAAACCAGATACATACGACTTCTCCCAATCGCCTCTTGACTCTTTATCTTTTTTATAATCTGATACAAGCTGTCCTGATAACTCTGTAAGTTCAGAATCACTCATCTCATCTGCAATGTTTGTATAAAAATCTTCTTCGGTTTCCTCTTCTTCTTGCATTGCCTCTTGATCCGTGCCTTCATCAATCATGACATCTACTTCTTCTTCCATTGGTTGATTCTGTTCTGGTTCTACCATCGCAGTTACTGATTCTTTTTCTTGAGCTGGAACTATAGCTTCAATGTTTTCTTCTTCAATCATAATATTTTTGTTTTCCTATTTTTGCCTATTTTAACTTTGGCTGTTACAAAGCAACCTCTTTTTGCTCCAAGGGGTCTTCCTGTAATTGGTTGTAAAGGCATTGCAAATTGTTTTCTTATTCCATATTGTGCTCTTCTTTTATCTACATTTAAACGTCCCATGATATCATACTGGTGATCTGGTGGGGCCTGTTTTTTTCCTGTAATAGATTCTAAAGGATTTTCAGGATCAATACCTGATACTTTTGATAAAAGTTTTGTTCTAGCTGCTGCACGATATTGATCACGCAAAGGATTGCTTTCTTTTGTTACACCTGTGCTGTCATCATCATTATAATCTTTTTTACTGTTTACACTTGACTTACCTTTTTGTAATGCTTTTTTTATTTTCTCTTCTGTTACATCTGATTTTTTTTCAGGTGCTTTTTTTTCAGTTTGTTTTTTTGGGGTTTTTTTAATCTCGTCTTTTTCACCTGCAAGTAACGGAGAACCTTCTTTTTGAAACTTTAAATATTCTTCTATAATTTGTTGTTCTGTTTTTGCCATGATTCTCTCAATAATATTTATATTCTTTGGGCGGTAAATCTATATCATCTTTATAATCTGAATATAATTCAATAAAGTGTCCCTGTCTATATCTTAACACTGCTTGGGTGGTGCTGTCTACATAGTCATCATTGGCACCATGCGGAAAACTTGCACATTCATCTATTACATCTTCTGCAAATTTTTCACCATGTGGATACCATACCTGACCACTTTCAAATATAGGAGCACACGAATTTATTCTGGTAAACTTGTCATTACCCTTACTTGGTGTAAATGGAACTACTGGTATACCCATCCTTCTAAACTCTTGCGTTAAAGGTTCTCCACTTGCTTTTTGTTCAA